CCATACCACTATTTATAAGTGGCGGGAGTGATGGGACTCGAACCCACGGCCTCCTGCGTGACAGGCAGGCGCTCTAACCAACTGAGCTACACCCCCAATTAATTACATTATTATTGGTTTAGCACCTAAACCTTTTGGTTCACCTATGGAACCTTTGAATACTAATGATATACTAAACTTATCTGTTTCAACTGACCTTTGAACGTGAGGTATCCTAGAGTCAAATACTACAACACGACCTGCTTCTGGAGAGTATGATCTTAAAATATCTTTACCTGCTTCACCATCTAATCCCCATGGTGTACCCCAAGCAGCTGCTCTCATTTCGTCTGTAAGATTAGGTGTCCAAAATTCAAGTGTGCCACCATCTCCTGGTTTCATATCAGGTGTTAGATATACGATTATAGTATATTGTCCCTCTTTAACTCCAGCATCAATGCTATCTGATTGATTTTTACCATGACCGTTAAGATAGTGTTTTAATAATACACAACCAGGATTAACTTTATCCCAAATCTCTTGTACCCAAGGTTGTTCTATCTTATAAACAAATGGTTGAGTATCGCTACCACCAAGTGGTATGTGTTTTAGGTAGTGGGTACGAGCATCATTATAGTCAATTTCACTTTTTTCTTGCCATTTCATTGCCATAGCAATATCATAATATTTTTTTATATCTTCTGCTGGTATTGTACCACAAGATGATTGAATTTGTGATGTAAAATTTTTTGATTGTAATCCTTTTAAAGCTTCACTCGGCATATTATTTCTCCTTATTATTATAATTTATTTTGTATATTGATCGTAAGTCTTATTGATTATATTGTTAGTTGTTACGAAACTAGCACACTTAGGCATATCTTTCAATCTTCTTGCACCAATATAAGTACAAGCACTTCTTACACCACCTAGTATGTCCTCTAATGTATTTACTACAGGTCCTCTATAAGGCAAGGATATTAATTTGCCCTCATTAGCTCTGTATCCATCTTTTCTTTTGCCATGTATTTCACGAGCTCTATCAGAACTCATTCCATAAAATTCTATTTTGTTATTTACTACTAGTTGTTCTGATTCGTCATGACCAGCTAGCATACCACCAATCATCACCATGTGAGCACCGCCACCTAATGCTTTTGCTATATCTCCTGGATACACACAACCGCCATCTGCCATTATATGTCCACCAACACCGTTGGCTGCATCTGAACATTCTACTATTGCTGAAAATTGTGGAACACCTACACCAGCCATTGTTCTTGTTGTACAAACACTACCTGGTCCTATTCCTATTTTAACTACATCAGCTCCGTTAATAATTAATTCTTCTGTCATTTCAGGTGTTACTACATTACCTGCTACAATAACTTTGTCTGGATATTCTTCTCTAACTTTTTGAACAAAGCCAACCATGTTTTGATGATATGCATTGGCAACATCTATTGTAATCATTTTAATATCAGGAAAACTCTTTAATATTTCTTGCATATTTTTATAGTCTTGTGCATCAGAATCAAACATTTTATTTGTACCTGTACATACAGAAACACTTTGTAGTCTTACACCATTACCTACTGCTGTTTTCCATTGGTCCGGTGTAGTAGTTTTTGTAATTACAGTCATCATTTTATGTTCTTGTAATACTTTTGCCATACTAAATGTACCAACACCATCCATGTTACTTGCAAAGATTGGTGTAAAGTTCATTACCTTACCTGAATTTTTAAATGTAAACTTACGAATCATATCAACATCACGTCTTGAACTTAATGTGGAACGTTTTGGTTGTAATAAAACATCTTCAAAGTTTAATTTTGGTTCTATATTAATTCTCATTTTCTTTCTCGGGTTTCATATTTTCTTCAAATGTTTTCATGTGAGTATTAAACATTTCTTCCTCATATAGAATAATAGTAATCAAACTATATATTGCCATGTCCATTAATGTGTCTTTTATATTTTCTTCTTTAAATTTAAAGTTACCTTTCTTTATGTAATTACTAATACGAGCATACTTATCCCCCATACGAATAACAGAACCTTTCCATGGAGATATACCTGCTAAATTAGATAGTCTAAAATTAGCAAATATATCATCCGTGTCTGCATAGTCATGGCGTTTATCGTCATGTAATTTTTTTATCGTAGTAAGTATTTCGGTAAAGCGTTTACTTTGTTCTTCACTTCTAATCATATTTTTCCTAACGTTAAAAAATTAGCTATACCACCTTGTGGCACCCATTGTTTGTTTTTGTTTTGAAAGTCAGCTAGTTCTTTTGCTTTATCTTCAAAATGAGTAATAAGAATAATACTACCAGTTGGTTTTTCAATAACCAACCAACGCATTTGTCCTTTGTACTTACTCAACTTCTTTTCATAAAACATTTTATTTTTAGAAATATCCTCCGCAGGCCTTCTATCGCCTGGGTGAAATGTTGTCGCACCAGTTTTAGTTCTTTTTTTAAAACTAAATCTTTTTTTCCTAACTTTACTTTTACCAACTTTCTTAAACATACTATACTTTAGGTTCTTCTACAGGTTTATCAGCAGGCTTATCGTCTGCTTTTAATAGAGCATCTTCAGGTAAATTATCTTTTAGATATTTACTGTAATGAGCAATGATAATTTTTACATTATCAAACTCTCCCTGCAATTGTCTTAACCTTGTTTGACCTTGCTGAACTTGAACAACAGCGCTTTTTACTTTGTCGTCTAGTTTAGTATCGTCATATTGCTTTTCGTCTATAGTTATTGCCATATGTCCTCCTTATATTATTTGAATATCAGCAGCAGCATCTTTACCACGCTGTTCTGTTAGTTCATATGTAACTGCTTGACCATCTTTAATTGATGGTATACCTGCAGCTTCTAAAGCTGACACATGAAGAAATGCGTCTTTACCACCATCGTCTGGTGTAATAAATCCGAATCCTTTTTTTGCGTCAAACCATTTTACTTTTCCTTGAGCCATTATTTTTCCTTTTTAATTTAGGTCTTATATTTTAAAATCCGAGAATTGACCTAGTTTTTTCCCGAATTTATTATCAGTTGTAGGTGTTTGACCACTTTCAACTAAATCTGTTTGTGCGTTTTGTTCTACATCATAGAACCTCATCTTTGATCTATCAACGCCAATAATAAATTTTCTATTAATTGTTGGATCATTATATCTATTCTTTAATTGTTTAACCATTATCTGATTCTTTTCTTCTAATTCTTCACTTGATATCAAAGCAAACATAAAGTCTGCCGTTGCAGGTAAACCAAAACTTTCAGATGTATCTTCTAATCCAACATCACTACTTACAAAACCACCTCTTGTAGTTTGAGTAGCAGAGAAGATAGGTAAATTATTCTCAACTGCAAGTCCTCTTAATTCTTCTGCAATTGCTTTGATGTAAGTATATGAATTAACATTTGCACCTGCTTTAAATCTTGAACTAGCACATATATTTAAATAATCAATAAATATGATATCTGGTTTAAATGATTTCTTCATTGCCAACTCACTTAATAAATTTTTAAAATGTCCTGTGTGAGCAGAAGCGGTAGGATATTCTTTAATGATTAACTTACCTATTGTTTTGCTTTGTAATTTATTTATTTTTGTTTCATACATTGTATATGGCAATTCTTCAAGATCACTCATACCAACATTTAATAAGTTAGCGTCTATTCTTTCAGCAATTCTTTCTTCTGCCATCTCCATAGTAACATACAATACATTTTTACCTTGTAATAATATAGATGAAGCTAAGTGAGTCATAAACATTGTCTTACCAACACCAGTACCTGCAAGACAAATATTCAAAGTCTTACTTGGTATACCACCTCTTGTAATTTTGTTAAAGAACTCTAAATCTAATTCTAATCTTTCTTCTTTCTTTTTATAAAAGTCATATCTTTCCTGTGAATCTATTAGATAATCATGCCCAATTTTTTGGTCAAATGAAACTGATAAAGCGTTTGATAACATCTCTGGTAGATACTCTGGAGTATGTTCTTTATCTTTACCATCAAGTATTTGAATACCACCAAGTATCGCATTATGTATGGCACGATCTTTACAAAACTTTTCTGTTGTTTCAATTAACCAATCTTGATTGACAGGTTCTTTATTTAATACGGCTAAGATATCTGTTATCTTTTTATATTCATCTTCATTAATATTTTTACTACCATTAATTTCAATTGATAAAGCTTCTTTTGTTGGAAGACTATTATACTTGATAACAAATTTGTTTATTTCTGAAAACAATAATTGCTCAAGTCTATCTACAAAATATTCTTCTTTGATAAAAGGTAAAACTTTTCTACAGTAATCTTCGTTATGAATTAAATTACTTAATGCTGTTCGTTCAATTCTTTCCATTAACTTTATCCTCTTTCAGTTTTTCATCAAGCAACACAACTAATATATCGCCAACATGATTAATAAATTCTTGACTATCACAATCTGCTTCTATATTGTTTTCTATAACAGTATAGTCAAATTGCATAGGTAAAGTGCCATCAGCTCTTTTTTCAGACTCAGGTCTGAAACCTACGGCGCCATACTTATAAACTATTGATGAAAATGGACCACTAATTAACTTTAGTGCTGTAAAGTCCTGTCCAGGTTTTTCTACAAACACATAGTCGTCCCTATGTTTAGGGTTAGTCGTCTTGTGGGGGTGTGGTATCGACTTCAATTCCATCTCCATATTTAAACTCTTTACTACTTACCTCATCTAATTTTTCTAGTATTTCTTTAGTGAAGTATTTTTTAGGGTCATTATTAATTGTCTTACCAAAAGTTTTTGTTCCATTTGGTAATACAATTCTAGTAGAAACTTGTTTAAATATATTGTGTTTTAAAGCCAAGTCTAATAGACCATAATATCTATCTAAACCTTTGTCGTAGGTTAATCTAACATCTACAACTTTGTTTTCTTTAGTTAATCTTGATTTGTAATTTTTACAATGAATTATATTTCCAATTATTTCTGTGCCATCTTTCTCTTTTCTCCTAGAAAGATATATAATTGAACTGGCAGCATATTTTAAACCAGATCCGCCACCCATTTCTTTTTGTGGGAACATTGATCCGATTACGTCATATGTGTGATTGGTAATAATTAAAGGCAATTTTGCCTTACTTAATTTTAAAGTCAATACTCTAAAGACTGCTTTTACAAGTTGAGCCCTTGTCATATCTTTAGTTTCTTTTCCTTCTGCTGTGTCTTCTATTTCTTTTGTAGTTGATAGCATACCTAAACTATCTAACACTAGTAATAATGGTTTTCTTTCTGAGGGATCTTGTTGTGTGTATTTTTCTAATACAGTTAAGGATTGATGTCTAAATTCTTGAACAGTAGTAACGGGCATGATAACCATACGAGTACTATCTATTCCTCTTTCTTCTATAATATCTTTTGTGACAGCTGATTCTGATTCAAAGAATACAACTCCACCTTCAGGATTCTTATCAAGAAAGTTTTTACACATTCCTAATACAAAGAAAGTTTTACCTGTAGCACTTTCACCTGCGATTGCTGTTATTTTATTTGATGGAAGTCCTTTATTAATACTTCCGCTTAATAGGGCATTGAATATATATGAACCTGTATCTATAAACGAATCTACATCACCTGAAGCACCGTCTGATACTAAACTAGCATACTCATTACCAGTTTCTTTAATTATATCTTTTAAAAAATTACTCATTATTATCCTCAATTATTTGAATTACATGATCTATTATGTCTATCATTATACTACATCTATTTATAATAGTCAAGCAGTTAGCCAAAGAACTCATCTAAATTTGCCTTTCTGGAATTTCTGAATAAGTCTAAAGTTTTATCTCCAAAACACCAAACATTCTCTATGAATAACTTTGCCATAAAAGCATTTAATTCTTCTTTTGTTTTATATTGTTTTCTACCTTGTGGTCTTTGCATAATTCTCATACCGATTTGACCAAGAAACTTATCTTTTAATCTATTAACCAATTCATCACTTGCTCTATATCTAGTATTTTTGATTTTAGGATCCATTATATTAACAAATAAAAATCTTGATACTGCCATTGACTTTTCAGCTACTGGCAAATAGAAATCATCACGCCATCTTTCATATTCACTAAATTTAGACCATGATTGATCTTCTTGAAACTCACCACCTTTGTTATATTCTTCGGTAGAAAAATAAGGTGGAGAAGTAAACGCAACATCTATTGGTGGCAACTTATGATATGGTAAGTTTTCAGCACCACATCTCCATATCTTTACTGTTTTAGGTTTAGATAATAGTTTATTATATTTTGAAATTTGTTCTGTATATCTAGCATAAGTATTCGGATTAGGATCACAGCCATAATATTCTTCAGC